GCGCAGTTAGCAGCAGACGCCTACCAAGACGCATATCAAGCGTACGCTGGTCTACGCAAGTCTAAAAAGACAGGCATCGACCTATCGCGCCATTTCAACACCGACACCTGTAGGTGGCGTTGCCCGTACACCGAAGCGTGCCTGTTCGGGGCTAAAGATGGACGCGGTGGCACACGCGGTTACCTAGGTGAAGTTGGGTTCGTCCAGAATTTCACCAGACACTAAAGTAACCGCCAATTAGACACCCTGTCACACCGTGTGGTAGGGTATGAAAGCAATCACCGAGCACGGCGGTCAACCCGTGCAGAGAACATACAAACAACGGAAGGTAAGACAATGGCAAAAGCAACACCGCGAGCCACGCTCGCAGACCAACAAGAAGTGGTCAAAATCCTGTACTACGGCGACGCAGGCTCAGGCAAAACCACCGCGATGTCCAGCGCATCGAAACTCGGACCAGTCCTCTACATCGACGCCGAAAGCGGATTGAAACGCGGACCACTGGCACGGCTAGGAATCCCAACCGACCAAATCGAGCCACACCAGCAAATCACATTCGAAGCCCTCGAACAGGTGTACTTCGAAGTGAAAGCCCGACTAACCGACGACCCGACCTCAATCTCCACAGTTGTGCTGGATTCAGTAACCGAAATCCAAAAGATTCTGCTAGAGAACATCATCGGCAAAGCAGTCGCCAAAGCAACAGGACGCGGTATGGACCGCGACCCGTTCCAGATTGACCGAGCCGACTGGGGCGTAGTCACAGAGCAGATGCGACGGTTAACACGACGCTTCCGCGACCTGCCCTGCCACGTAGCGTTCGGCGCACTGCCAAAGCGTGAAGTGGACGACGACGGAAGCGTGACCTACTCACCAGCACTAACACCAGCGTTCCAGACAGACCTAATGGGCTACGTGGACGTCATCATTCACACCGAAGTCCGTGAAATCGGCGGACAAGAGTTCCACCTCGGAACATGTAAACCAGTCGGCAAGTTCACGGGCAAGGACCGCTTCGGCATCCTGCCACAGACCTTAGTCGACCCGACGCTAGACCGAGTGGTCGCCTACGTTAACGGCGAACTCACGGCAGAAACAGACCCTCGCCAGCGTGCAGCACGCGAAGCGAGTAACAACAGCGCACCAGCGCAGGAAGAGAAATAGAAATGAAACTCAACAAAGTGATGGCATCAGCCGTTGAAGAGGCAAGTGGCGGTTCAGGGTTCGAGCCGTTAGAAGAAGGCGTTTACGTTGTGCGTCTACGCGAAGTAGACGTCAAAGAAGGACAAAAAGGACCTTACTGGGTCTGGACCTTCGAAATCCCAGAAGGCGAGTCATTTGCAGGTCGCCGTTTCTGGATGAACACCAGTCTCTCGGAAGCAGCACTGTGGAAGTTGAAGGAAGTGTTCAACGCTTTCGGTACGACCCCAGACACTGACACCGACGAATTGTTAGGCAAGCGCGTCAAGGCTGTAGTCGTACAGCGCACAATCCAAATGGGCGCACGTGCAGGAGAAGTAACCAATCAGATTGATACGGTTCAGGCACTCGGCGAAAGTGACTCCTCTACAGCAACAGGTAAGACCGAAGACTTCGCATTCTAACAATCGCACGCGGAGGTCGGCATTCCTTTAGGGGTGTCGACCTTCGTGTCTAGAAGGACACCGCATGCCAAATAAAGACCAAGCCCTCGCATTCTTCGACGCAGGAATCCTGCCGCTACCAGCGCGAGGCAAATCACCTACAGTACCGTGGCGTGACGTAGCCGAGAACCGACCGAACCGAGCAAAAATCGCTAGTTGGTTCGACCGCGATAACAACATCTGGATAGCAACAGGCGCACCCAGCGGTATTGTAGTGATTGACTGTGACTCAAGGGGTGGCGACGTCTACTGGCGCGAACGCCTAGGCTCAGACCTGCTAGACACCACGACCTGCGTTAAGACCAGCAAAGGCTACCACTACTGGCTACGCATACCAGACGGTGAAGCACTGAGGTCTTGGTCCAGTACCGCCTCCCAGCGCGAGAACGGTATCTCCTTTGACATTCGAGGCGACGGGGGTGGCGTAATAGCCCCACCGTCCGTGCACGAAACGGGACACGTCTACGCCTTCATACGAGGGCTGGAACACTTGCAGGTCGCCCCGATATCCAATATGGGGCAGGTTGCATCCGAGAACGATACCGCAACCGACGCCCCCAAAAGCCTACTGTCCGCCCTGCTCAACGAACCCCCCACCGAAGGTGGACGTGACGTCTGGGTAACCAGAGTTGCTGGACACCTAGCCAAAATCGTACCCTACCCAGACGCGTACCTGAGCCTACTGCACACCATCAACCGCAGTTTGCCCTCGCCGCTGACCGATGAAGAGATTGAGAAGAAAGTCGGCGTTTGGGACAAAGAACACGCCAAACCAGACACCCCTACAGCCGACACAGGCTGGTTGATAGGTGACGGGCTTTGGCTCTACACCGAAATCGTCACCGAAATCGCCAATCAGAAGATAGTCGGGGTGGACCGCTGGTGTAACGCTGATATCGAAGCACGCGGTGTAATCGACGGACCACTAGGACGCACCTATGCTGTGACCGTGCACAGGTCCGACGGCGAGAGCAGAGACGACCTCATTAAAGGCGCGATGTTAGGACGTATGAACGACACACTCAGTTGGTTAGCCAAGCACGGCGTCAGCGTAGTACCGCCAAAGAACGACAACCGTTCACGCGTCAACGCAGGGGCGCGAATCTTGCGCTACCTTGAGAGCCAACAGCCCACACTATATAAAGAGATACCGCACTTAGGGTGGATTGACGGAATCGGATTTGTCACGCACGAAGGCGTCATCACAGCCACAGGTATGAAATCACACGAAGGTGTGATGCCGAACCCAGCCTTGCAGAACCTAGCACCCGTCAAATACGGAATGGGCAACCCCGACCGTGCGGTAGAAGTTCTGCGCGAAGTGCTGACCTTCCACGATGAGACCGTAACCGCAGTGTTTGGCGCGTGGTGGGTAGCGACCCTGCTCAAAGGTCAATACATGGGTGCTATCGGACACTTCCCATACTTCGCAATCGAAGCAGCCAGCGAATCTGGCAAGACCCGAGGCTTCTTCCGATTGATGCTCAACTTGGCTGGTACAGTCAGATTCGGCGAATGGACTAAAGCAGCCACACGCGACGCAATCGGCTCACACCGTAATGGCATCGTCCATATCGACGACTCGAACCGACTAGATAACATCGCAGACCTATTGCGCCAAGCAACGGGTGAAGGGTCTGAAGGTAAGAAAGCAGCCGATAATACAGGCACAGTTGATATTAAGTTAGTAGCCCCTATCCTTATCACAGGCGAATCGCTGGGCGAACTAGGTGGTGGCGAGAAGGCACAACGCGATAGGCGTGTTTTACTGACCGAAGTGCCAAGTCCAGTAGGACGTAAAAGCACAAAGGGTGACTACCCACAGTGGGACGACGTGAAGCGGCTGGAACGGCTCGAAGGTGACCTATCTAAATACGCAGGTACGATGGTGATGTTAGCCCTACAGCGTGAACACCTCATCGGCGAAGTAACCGACTTGAGGACGGGACACGGTCGACACCATGAAGTGTTGGCAATCCTGCGTAACGCTGCCCGAATCCTAGCGGATATCGTGGACGACCACACCATCGTTGAACGTGTAGATGCTTGGTGTGCCAGCCAACGCGACTTCGGCTCTGAGAACACATTGGTCACGAAACTGCTACCGTGGGCTGTGGTGGACGAGTTCGGTAAGATGGTGGACCGTATGGGCGGTGAGCCACCAGCGTTTGTAGAAGATGGTATCGTATACCTGCACCCAGACCGCTTGGCTAGTGCTTGGCAGAAGGAACTTCGGAAGCGTGGTAAGACCGACCGTCTAGACAGTCCCGAAGCCATCAGAGCGCAACTCCGTGCCCTTGGAATAACAGGGTCGGTGTTCAAGCGCACTGGAGTTGGCAGAGACGCTCCGAAAGCCCGTTACGTGGCTTTGGACGTACTTTGGTCAGACCGCGTGGTCGAAATCGCAAGTAACGGTTGGGAGTAGGACATGAATCAATACGA